GAGATCGGGTTTGGTTTGTTGCCTACAGCGACAGCGGGGGACGGTATGAGGGGTATAAATGCAAATACGACAACAATGGAGAACGGCAGATTTGTAAGGACTTCAAAAACAACAGGGACAAAGTTTGGAGCGAGTTTGGGAGCGGCTGCAATGACGGGCCTACTCCCGACACCGACAGCAGTCCAGCGGGAACACCCGGAGAGAGTACAAGCCTTAAAAGAAGCCGGAGCAGAAACAATGATGAGCCGAAAGAACGGGGAGAACAGGCCGAACAGCATACTGGACGCAATGAATTTTTACGGGCTACTCCCAACCCCCAGAGCAAACCAAGTAAACGGATGCAACCTAAACAGTCAAAACCTTGCGAACAGAAACAAGGGGAATCTGGAGGAAACTGTGGCGAAATGGGTAACGGAGGGATTGTTACCGACCCCGGCAACCAGGGATTACAAGGGAGCGAGATCAACGGAAGCATTACAGGCAGCAGGGCGTTCAGAAACAAACAGCCTTCCCGATTACTTCCACCAGACTGGCAAAACTTCCCAACTCAATCCCCTGTTTGTAATGGAAATGATGGGATTTCCTCCAGACTGGACGGAATTACCTTTTCTAAATGGCGAAACGAATCCATAAAGGCCGGAGGGAACGCAATCGTTCCTCAGGTAATATTTGAAATTTTTAAAGCAATAGAACAATATGAAAAACCAAACACCATCCGAACTATTCGGAGAACCGCAGGATGAAGTAAATAACTAATAAACAAATTATCGAAAGACTATGCTAACCGAAAAACAAAAAATAGTAATTAACTGGTGTATTCAGCATAATGGTAAAATAACCAAGCGGGAGGCTATGCAATTAATAAACGATCACTATTGCAATGGCGCAAAGCATGTGGGCGAAGTGCTGAGCCGAATGGTAAAAGCAGGTTTGTTGAGTAGGATTAAGCCCGGTAATTTTTCTGTAGGCAACGGATCGCGCATAAAGCAATTAACTATTGTAAAAAATCAACAGCAATTATTTTAAAATATGAAACCAGACTTCACAGACCCAATGAGCCAATTCCACTCCGCACCCAGAGGCCGGGGTAAGATTATACAGCCGACACTAAAGAAAACCGAATGGAGTGAACAGCTGACTTTATGTAAATGGCTTAAGCTACAATATCCAGAAGTTAGGTTCCGTTCTGATATTCAGTCTGCAGGGAAACTATCACCACAGATGCAAAACATAACTCAGATACTTGACCCTTTCCGTGGATGGCCTGATATAATGATTTTCCACGGCCGGGGGTTAGGTATTGAAATGAAGCGGAAGGATTCAGGGACTTTCTTAAAAGATGGTAGCCTAAGCTCTAATAAGCACGTTCAGGAACAAAATCAGATGCACGTATTTCTACGGTCAATCGGTTGGGAGGTTCATTTTGCTGAAGGTGCCGAAAAGGCTATGGAAATTGTAAAAGAGTATTTGAATAGATGAAAGCAATAGCAATAAAAGATAGATCTGAATTTATGGGTATATTAAAATCCTTTGGTTTTAAAAAAGAAAATATAACAGATTACATACATAATTCCGGCTGTTATGCCAACATAATAGATCAGGGTAACTTTTGCGAAGTATGGCTAACAGGTGGACGAGCTAAACAATCTGCATACTTTCCTGGGGGATGGGTGTATGGTGCTGATTCTTTAAGAGCTGAATTAAAACGAATTATTAAATAGATAAAAATGTATATTTGATAAAAGCACACATTGAGCACACATGAATAATCCAAAGGCAGCAGACAATCTAATATTATGGGAGTCCGGAAAATCTGGCAACCCGGCAGGTAAGATAGTTGGTACAAAAAACCGCTCCACTATTGCACGTAAAGTATTGGAAATGACTGCTTTATATCCAACTGCTGTATTATCAGAACTGCAAAAGCTATACCCTGAGATTACTTCAAAAACAACGGCAGAGGAAATGATGACTATAATTCAGGTCAACAAAGCAATACAAGATCAGGATAGTATGGCCTATAAAAATGTATTAGATTCCGCATACGGTGCTCCTAAACAGGAGATTGACCAAACGATCACAGGCCAAATCGGTATTCACATTACCGATAAAGATGCTAAACTTGGAGGATGAACTTCATTAAAACCATAATTCAGGAAAGGGCAATTGATCTGTTTATATCGGGCGCTTCACGGTTCCTGCTTTACGGTGGCTCAAGATCGGGCAAATCTTTTATAATCATTTACGCAATGATTGTGATTGCCTGTAAGTATCCAGGATCTAGGCATTTGATATGTAGATTTAGATTTAACCATGTCAAGAATTCTATTTGGCTTGATACGTTAAAGAAAGTTTTAAAAATATGCTTCCCTGAAATAAAACCGCATTGGAACAATCAGGATTACTTTATTACCTTGCCTAATGGTTCTGAAATATGGATCGGAGGTCTTGATGACAAGGATAGATCCGAAAAGATATTAGGAATGGAATTCTTGACCATCTTTGTAAATGAAAGCTCACAAATCACTTACGAGGCATTTACTACCTTACTCACTAGACTTGCCCAAAAGATCGAAGGAGCTAAGAATCTGCTATTCGTAGATGAAAACCCACCATCAAAAAAACACTGGACCTATAAGGTGTTTGTGCAAAACATCGAACCGGAAACCAATACAGAACTTACATTTGCGAACAGGTACGGGGTACTGAAAATGAATCCTGCTGACAACTTAGAAAATATTAGTCTTGAATACATTGAGTTACTAGAATCATTACCTGAACGTAAGAAGAAACGATTTTTGCGTGGTGAGTTTGGTGACGATAACGAGGGCGCGCTATGGACTGATGAAATGATTAACATAGGCCGGGTTACTGTTTGCCCTTCCCTTAAGCGCATTGTAGTTAGCATAGATCCGGCCGTAACATCAAAGGACACCTCCGATGAAACGGGTATAATCGTTTCTGGGATCGGATTTGACGATCATTTGTATGTGCTTGAAGATGCCACAGGAAGCTACACGCCTATTGAATGGGCAAGTGAAGCCGTTAAACTGTTCTACAAATGGGGTGCTGATCGTATAATTGGTGAAGTCAATAACGGAGGGGATTTGATTGAAACTGTAATCAGATCCGTAGATAAGAACATTCCGTATCGTGGAGTTCACGCTACACGAGATAAATTAACCCGTGCTGAACCTGTTTCTGCACTGTATGAGTTCACGGATAGCAAACCAACACAAGCACACCATGTAGGGGAATTGCCCGAATTGGAGCTTGAAATGACTAGCTGGGAGGCACAAAAAGGGGAGAAAAGCCCGAATAGGATTGATGCCTTAGTCTGGGGAGCTTATGAACTAAATTTAGTAGGTAGAGCAGAATATAATTTCAATTGGTAAATAATTTATATATTTGGACATGGGTTTAATAACTTCATGGTTTGCAAAGGACATTCAACAGGCAGCTCGAACTCAATTAGCTTCGATGATTCCGGTAATGACCTCAAATCTTTACAATGAGAATATCTTTCAATGGATCGGAGCCGGGCAGATCATTTTTGATTGGGAGGATACCGAAAAGTTTGTAAAACAAGGCTATCAGCAGAATGCAGACGTTTACACCTGCATTGATTTGATTATCAAGAAAGGGTCTGAATGTGCTTATTCGGTCTACGAAGTTAAGCCCGGTGTTACCAAAAAAGACCTTAAGATTTACGAGAATATGTGCATGGCGGAAGGTGTTCAGGCACGCTTGAAGTCTATTCAGTTAAAGAATCAGTTATTTGATGAAGTTAAAGATTCCAATAATCCTATATTAAAACTATTAGCAAACCCAAACCCTAGACAGAATTACGAGGAATGGATTAGTGATTTGTTGGGGTTCTTTCTGTGTAACGGCAACGGCTACATTTTAGGTAATTCGGATAGCGAGGTTAATATTAATAAGAAACTATGGAGCCAATTGTATTCAATGCCTTCTACATTTATGCAGATCGTTTCGGGTGGTTATTTGCAGCCGATATTGGGTTACAAGTTAGCTACTACCTACGCTGAGCCCGTTGCGTTTCCTTCCGATCAGATTCACCACTTTAAGACATTTAATCCAGACTTTACCTTAACGGGTGCTAATTTATACGGTCAAAGTCCGCTCAAAGCTATTTACCGGAATATCCTAAAAGAGAATCAGGGAGCTGATGAACTGTTAAAGCAGATGAAAAACGGGGGTGCAATGGGATTTATATCACCAGAGGGCAATGATTCCAAATTAACAGCTCCACAATTAGCACTATTAAAAGAAAAGATAATCGAGGCAAAGGGAGGCGATGAATTAATGGATCGTATATTCCCATCTACGGGACCATTGAAATGGACACAAATTGGGCTGCCTTCTACTGATTTACAGCTTATTGAATCGTTGAACCTAGATACCAAAAAGATTTATGCAGCTTTTCACGTACCTATTACCTTTTCAGGATCAGAGGAGGCTAGTACAGATAACAACGTATCCCATCACGGCAAACAACTGATCTATAATGCCGTAATGCCGAATTTACGCAAGATCAAAGATTCGATTAACACGTTTGTCTGCAATCCGTACCGTAAGGCATTTGGTAAGGAATATTATTTTGACTTTGACATTTCATCCTATCAAGAAATGCAGACCGATCAGGTCGAGCTTACTAATTGGCTTGAGAAGTCTTGGTGGATTAAGCCGAATGAAAAACGGGAAGCACAAGGGTATGATCAAGACCAGGATCCGTTAATGGATAAAATATACACACCTTCAAACTTAGTACCAATAGAGGATTTATCACTAGATCAGGCGTTCAATGTCCCAAATCAAATACCACAGAACTTGGCTAAAACTTCATAAGGGGTACGAGAAATACGCTTATCCAATTATCAAGAAAGCTTTAGACGATCAGATTCAGCCTGTTATCAAAATGATTGATGAAGGCAACTTTGATGTGCTGGAAACGTATTTGCCCTACGTTATGAACACTACGCCAATTCGGGAAGCCTTATTTGAGATTTATCCGGTAATAGGCCGTTCCGCTGCTGAATTTAGTTACGATTGGATTACAGACAGGGAAACTAAGGCGTTATCTTTCTTTAATGCGGAATGGATTCAGGAAATGGTCGACTACTTTCTATTAAATGCAGGAAATAAGATTCAGGGTATCACAGACACGACACTAAAATACATGAGGTCACTATTAGCAGAATCAGCCAATAGAAACCTATCCCGTAGAGATCAAGCTAAATTCATACAGGAAACTTTAAACGATCCTGCTTATAACCGGAACCGGGCTTTAGTGATTGCTCGTACTGAAAGCACAACGGCAGCCAATAAAGGAATTCAGGTAGGTGCTGAATCAACTGATTACGTAGTTGAGAAGTTCTGGATCGCTACACTAGACAGGCGCACTCGTAGAGATCATACGGTTGCAAGTTATCAGGCTCCGATTCCGTTTAACGCTGATTTCAAAGTTGGTGTTTCTGATATGGCCTTCCCGGGTGATGCACGTGGCGCAGCAGACGAAGTTGTTAATTGCAGGTGCGTGCTAGGCACTCAGGCGGTTAAGGATTCTGATGGGTTGCCGGTGTTAAAGGGTAGGGCAAGTAGTGCCGGAGCTGCAAGAATTATGCTACGGGCTTAATAGTTGAAATTAAGATCCTCACGGTTTGCGTTCTAAGAGGGCAAAGAATATGAATTGAATCATTC